CAAGGCGGTGAATACTACGCAGCCGGTGTTGGTTCGGCCATAACGGGCCGTGGAGCGGACTTACTTATCATCGACGATCCGCATTCAGAACAAGATGCCCTCAATGCGCAGGCATTGGAACGTGCTTACGAATGGTATACATCAGGTCCAAGACAACGTCTTCAACCTGGTGGTTCTATTGTAGTTGTCATGACTAGATGGAATACAAAAGATCTTACCGGAGCGTTGATCAAAGCACAGAAAGAATTAAAATCAGATCAATGGGAAGTCGTAGAGTTTCCAGCGATCCTACCATCAGGTAATCCCGTATGGCCTGAGTATTGGAAGAAAGACGAACTTGAAAGTGTTAAAGCTTCTATCTCTGTTGGTAAATGGAATGCACAATGGATGCAAGATCCAACAGCCGAAGAAGGATCTATCATTAAGCGTGAATGGTGGCAAGAATGGGACAAAGGTTATGTGCCTAAATTAGAACACATTATACAATCCTATGATACAGCGTTCCTCAAAAAAGAAACCGCTGACTTTTCTGCGATTACAACGTGGGGCGTATTTTATCCGAACGAGGACAGCGGACCGAATCTAATTCTATTAGATGCCTACAAAGAAAGGCTAGAGTTTCCAGAACTTAAGAAGATAGCTTATGATCAGTGGAAGTATTGGAACCCTGATACAGTTATCATAGAAGGTAAAGCATCTGGACTACCCTTAACTTATGAGTTGAGAAAGATGGGGATACCTGTTATAAATTACACACCTAGCAAAGGAAATGACAAACATGCTAGAGTAAACGCCGTTGCCCCTTTATTTGAGTCAGGGCAAATCTGGGCGCCTGACGATAAATTTGCAGAAGAAGTGATAGAAGAGTGTGCAGCGTTTCCGTATGGAGACAATGACGATTTAGTAGATTCAATGACTCAAGCCGTGATGCGATTTAGACAGGGAGGTTTTATCATGCATCCAGAAGATGAAAAAGATCAAGCGCAAGCGAAGAAAACATATAACTATTACTAATGGGATATTTACAAGCATTACAATTATTAACTAGAGCCTATAAGGCAGCTAGAGGTGCCATGCCTAAAGGTCTTGATTTGTTAAAACTAAAGATGAAAGCAAGACAGAAAGCTATCGATTCTAAAAAAGTTATAGAGTTTCCAAAAGATAAAATAACTCCATTCTTTAAACCAAGACCAGAACCTTATAATAAATTAATAAATCCTAAAAGTGACACAGGTATTAAACTTGGTAAAGTTAGAGAGGGTCTTAAAAAAAGAGAAACAGAAGCAGAGATGTTAGCTAGAATGAAAAGGCAAAACAAAGAAGCTGCACAAAGAATAAGAGATAAAAAGAAACCAAGAGATGACAAAGCTAATGGCGGACCTATAGATCCAGGTTATTTAGGTATACCACCAATGGGCTTAGGCACAGGATCAAGACCAGGTGGTCACCCTTATCCAAGTTTAGATTATTACGATGATGATGCTGGTGCTATGAAAGGTTTGATGAAAAAAAAGAAAAAGAAAAAGAAGAAAAAAGAAGATAAAGCTGATGGTGGTATTACAGGTGCAATTAAAAAAATTAAAAAAAGATTTGGTAAGAAGGCCATAACAACAGGTAACAAAATTAAAAGACCAGGTAACAGACAATTGTTTGATGATTTTAAAAAAAGAAATAAATTTAATACTGGAGGTCTTACAAACATAAGTGCAACTTATGATGCTAACCCAACACTTCAAGCACAGTTTCCAGACAAACAAGATTACTTAGATCTGTTTAGTAGTACAACTACAACAACACCACAAACACAGACTTACGCACAGATGACACAACAACAACCAACAGCAGGAATACCAGCTGTTAAACCTATTGTGCCTATCATACCACCACAAGGAGATGGTGATGGCGGAGGAGGAATAACAGCTCCAACAGGTTATGGTTATCGTGGGCCTAGCATGACAATAGACGATACTGAAGAAGGAACAATTACTTCAGAAGAAGAAATGTTTGCACAAGGACAAAATTTAAGAAATCTTGCAGAAAAAACTTTATTAGGTAATTTATTTTTTAAAGCAAAAGACGCTGCGTCTGATAAAGCTAGAGACATAGTGAATAAAGTAAGAGCAGAAGAAATAGCTAGAGCTGAAGCTTTACAATCTTTACAACAAGCGATAGCAAGAAATCAAGCTAGAGCTGACCAACAAGACTGGACAGGGGCGACAAGTGAATATAGTGGTGGTGAGGATCCTACAACAGGAAACTATGATGATCCTTATAGTCCAGGCGATACAGAATAATGTCAGAATTTATATCTATACTTGAAAGAATAAGACCGGGTTATGATAAAGGTGGTATGGTTAAACTAGTTGAGTATGCAAAAGGTTTGCCTAAAAATACTGTTTTTACTAGAAAGATGGCTCAAGACTTTCTTAAAAAAAATAAACTAGAAGCTAACGTAGAAAATTTTTTTAATAGAAAAGCACCTAACATTAAAGGTTTAAAAGTAGATACCTCCTTTCAATATTCAGACACCGCAAAAAAGAACATAGAAAAATTTGGTAAATCTAAATATGATAAATTAAGCGCTGAAAAAAAATACAGTGTAAGAAAAGGAGTCGACGTTGGTAAATTAGCTCCAGAAAAACAACAGAAAGTAAAATTTAAAAAAGAATATGATAAAGGAGTTAAATATTACAAGAGTAAAGGTGTTGAACCTAATATGGATAGTATTCGAAAAAACGTAGCTCTTAACAAAGGAAAGTTTAAACCAATGGGAGTTAAATTAAGAGGTGAGGCTGGACTAACTGGTATTTTAAAAAATTATGAAAGGGCAGATCTTATTAAAGATTTAAAAAAAGGTAAAACTGTTGGAGAAATAAGTATTGATTATTTTGATAAAAATAAAAAACAAGTTTTAAAATCTTTAGAAGGTAAACGAGAATATTCAAGACCTCTTGGAAGAATAGGAACGGACATAGGAAATGTAATTGCAAAAGATAAAGAGGCATTAAAGTTATATACTAAAATGAAAAAAGCAAATGCTTTTAATAAACCAAAAGGTGCTCAAAAATATGTAAAAGATCTAGAAACTCTTTTACCCTTTGCACAAGAAAAAGGACTTGTTCCAAAAGTAAATTCTAAAGGAGTTAAAATAGATACAGCTAGTAAATATTTTCAACACGCTTATAAAACTAAATCAGAACCTATTTCTAAACTTTTTGGACACTTTGAAAAAGTAGGAATAGAACATCCTGGTGGAGTAACTCGTGCTGTTATATTTAAAGATGCTGCATCTTTAGGTGAAATTGTTGCTACCATGCCAGACACTAACATGGCGTCCGGGTCAACTTTTGATAAGTATGCAACAGGTCAAGCTCAATTTTATAGAAGAACAGGAGATTCTAAATATATTAAATCTCTTAATAAAATTATTAATCAAAAAGCAAAAGAGTTTGGAAAACCTAGAACTATATTAGATGTTAAAAAAGGAAAGGTGGTTAGAAGACCTACTAAATTTTCTCTAACAAATCCTAATACTTTTGTAGATGCTAAATCATTTATTAATGAATATATTGTAGCAGGAGGTAGTGGTAGAAAAAACTTTAATAAATTAGACCCAACTTTACAAGAATCAATAAAACAATATGAAAAAGGTAATAAAGTTAAAGGCAATCAAAAATTAAGACAAGCTTTAAGTAAAATTTTAGGTGTAGGGAAAGCAGTAGCAAGACCTGTTGTAAGAGCTGTAGCACCAATAGTTCCTGTAGTGGGTCCAGCCATAACCGCATTAGGAGTGGCTGATGTAGCAGAAGCAGCACAAAGAGGAGCAAAAGGTCCAGTGGAATCACCGATAGCTTATTACTTTGGTCCTGATGCTGCGGAGGGTTTGATGAATTTAAAAGCTAGAGCACGAAGAGGAGAACTACCTGATCTAGCTGATGAAACTGACTTTACTTCCTTTCGTAATGGGGGTATAGTTGCCGTCAAAGGTGTAATTTAATAATAGGATAGAGATATGGTCGACAGCATAGATAAATCATTACCGAATACAATCGAAGAAGTAAAAGACGAAGAATTCAAAGAAAAAGAAGTCGCGATCCCTGGTGAAGGAATTGCTACTAGCGATACTACAGAAGTTGTAATGGATGCAGAAGGTGGAGCAGAAGTTTCATTCGATCCAACAACGGTCCCTGGTCGACAATCCGATGGACACTTTTCAAATTTAGCTGAAGATATGGGAGAGGGTGAGTTACAATCTTTAGGCTCAACACTTTACGACCAATACACAGAATACAAAGAATCAAGAGGAGACTGGGAACAGTCTTATAGAGAGGGTTTAGAATTATTAGGTTTTAAATACGAGAGAAGAACAGAACCGTTTAGAGGCGCATCAGGTGTTAACCACCCGGTGTTAGCAGAAGCGGTAACACAATTTCAAGCAACAGCTTATAAAGAATTACTACCAAGTGATGGTCCAGTTAGAACACAAATCTTAGGTGATGCAACAATCGCTAAAGAACAACAATCAAAACGTGTTAAAGATTTTATGAACTATCAACTTATGGATCAGATGACGGAATACGAACCTGAGTTTGATCAAATGTTATTTTATCTTCCCCTGTCCGGCTCTACTTTTAAGAAAGTCTATTATGACGAGCTTTTAGGTAGAGCCGTTTCTAAATTTGTACCGGCAGAAGATTTAATTGTACC